GATATGGCATCAACATTTTCACCTTTAGGTGTAGAACTTCAAGCAACCGGAGAAAACGCCGGTACATGGGGTACAAAAACTAATACGAATTTAGAATTGGTAGAACAAATTGCCGGTGGATTTACACAACAAGCTTTTTCTAGTGATGCAGATATTACTTTATCTGTTTCAGATGGTGCCACTGGTGCAACTCTTGCACACAGAGTTATAGAATTTACCGGAACAATTTCTGCTTCAAGAAATGTAACAATACCAAATGATGTGCAACAACTTTATTTATTAAAAAATTCAACGTCTGGATCTCAAAATGTTGTATTTAAATATGCTACTGGATCGGGCACTTCTGCCACAATAGCAAATGGTAAAACAATATTAGCTTTTGCAAGAGCAGATGACGGATCAAATCCAAATATAACTGCTGTAGAATTTGGAGGGGATGTTGTTGACGACACTAGTCCACAATTAGGTGGTGATTTAGATGTCAATGGAAATGATATTGTTTCCACATCAAACGCTGATATTGATATTATTCCTAATGGAACAGGTGATGTTAATCTTGGTGCAGACACAGTTCAATTAGGAGACAATAACGCCGATGCTACTCTTACAACACAAGGAACTGGAGACTTAATATTAAACACAAATAATGGCACAAATGCAGGTACGGTAACGCTTGCAGATGGCGCAAATGGAGATATGACTTTAGCTCCAAATGGCACTGGTAGAGTGAAAATAACTAACGCCTCACCAGGAACAAGCTCAACACAAGTAGCAACTACTGATGGAAAAGGTCTTGTCTTCTCCATGGTTTTCGGATATTAATATAGAAGGAGAATAAAAAATGGCAACACCGAATCTTGTAAATATAGCAACGATCACACCCAAAAATGCTATGGGTAGTTTATCTGATACTAACAGAACTACAATGATAGATGTCCCTGCAGAAACTGCAGTAAGAATTGATACAATATTATTAGCCAACATTGATGGAACTAATGCTGTTGACGCGACAGTAGAAATTAGTAACGATAATGGTTCAACTTTTTTTAAAATCGCAAGCACTATTTCTGTGCCTGCAGATTCAACATTAGATTTAATTTCAAGACCTATCTACTTAGATGAAACAGATTTAATATCTGTAACGGCTGGTGCTGCTAATGATTTAGCTTTCCACGTTTCTTATGTAGAAATGGTAGACTAGGAGGAATAAATGCCAAGAATAATTAAACCAGTAGCAAGAAGTGAATTTACATCATCAACGATCACTATTGATTCTTCTGGAAGAGTTATAAGTGCTGCCAGTGGATCAGCAGGTGGTGGTAGTCAGGTTCCAGTAATTTTAGCTTCAGGACCTTCTTCAGGAACTCTTGAGATAGGAAATACTCTTTCAAACAACGCTAGTTTTATAAGTGCATATTTATACGCTGCTGGAGCTGGTGGCGGAGGAGGATCTAGACAAGGTGGACGACCGGGAGGAACGGGCGGGGCCGGAGGTTTTGGTTATTATGGTGCACCTATATCTGCTCCTTTTTCACAACCGTTCTCAATAGGTGGAGGAGGCTCAGGTGGAGTTGGAGGAAATTTTGGTGGAAACGGATCGCCTGGAAGTTCAGGTGGAGCAACAAGTATAGCTAATATTGGAACTGTAAACTCTGGAAACGGAGGAGGCGGAGGAACTCAAAATCAAAATCAACAAGGAAGCGCAGGAAGTGCGCCAGGAACAACAACTACTATTGGTAGCAGAGATTTATTTGGAGCGACAAATTTTGGAGTAGGTGGTAATGGAGGAACAGGGACTGTAGCTCCTAATCCAGATCCAATCCCAGGTAACACTGGAGCAGCTGGATTAGCCTTGATTTATCAAAATACAGGAGCTTAATCATGGCAATATTTATTTTTGCAAAAAATTCAGATAATCAAGTAGGTTCTTTATATAAAATAGCAGATAATCAAACTAATTATGATGCCAATAAAAATTGGGATGATGACATGTATGATTTAGTAACTGTCAGTGATTCTGATTTTAATTCTGTTAAACTTAGAAATAAAAGTGTTGTAAGTAAAAACGGAAGCACAGTAACTTATGATGATGTTATATGGAAATACAATTTATCTTCCGTATTACAAAATGATATTGATAGTAAAATTAAAGAATTAGAAAATTGGTTATCATTAAATTCTTCAAAACCAATGGCGTCAGGTGTGACTACATATTTAAATTATCTTAAAGGATTAGATGCCGCTAGTATAATTACTGATCCAAGCGCTGAAGCTACTTTTGATGATTCTAACAATACTTTTTCAGATGGCACTCCATTAGGTATGTCTCTTGAGTCTTATGCAGAAAGTCAAGGTCAAACCGTTTATAGTCCATTACAATTACTATAGACTTTTTAAAAAAATATTGTATATATCTTTCTACTAATAAAGATATATGTTTCAAAAAATAATTACTTTTTCTTCACATGAAGAGTATGTGGATTTAAAAGAAGATCATCCAACTCCCATAAAAACTAACGTGCCAGAATGGTTTAAAAAACTATCACACAGTCCAACACAAAAAACAATTAAAGGATGTATGCCTTTTCTTGATACTTTAACGGCAGGTTATCTTTTAAAAATTCCTCAAGATATTTATATACAGCACAACATAGAAAACAAAGAGACGAAAGAAAAAGATAGTTTTGTAACCACAGGAAATTTAGACCCGGGTTATTTAATGTCAAGATCTTTAAATTTAAGTGCAAGTATGGTTGATGGTGTTCATAAAAAAGAACAATTAGAGGGATCTCCACATGTTGAAAAAAATAAAAATTTACCTTTTTATAAAGTTCTTAATCCTTGGAGAATATCCACACCTCCAGGTTATTCTTGTTTATTTTTACCTCCCATGAATAATACAGACGATCGATTTTCTATTATGCCTGGTATTGTTGACACCGATACTTATAAAAATGAAATAAACTTTCCATTTGTAATTAATGGTGATAAATATTCAATTTTAGAAACAATGATAAAAAAAGGGACACCTTATGTTCAGGTCATACCTTTTAAAAGAGAAAGCTGGAAAATGAAAATAGAAAAAATATCAGTTAAAACTTTGTTAACTAGCAAAGCATTTTATAATTTAAATTTGTTTAACATTTATAAAAATAAGTATTGGAGTAAAAAATCATGGAAATAAAAGATTACGTAACAGTTTATGAAAATGCTTTACCAATTGATGCTGTAGTTGCTCTTATAAAATATGTAAATAAGGAAGATGAAAAATTTACTCCTGCAAGAATAAACAATGATGGTGGTAAAGATGGTAAAGGAGTTGACTTTGATGTCAGAAGAACTTGGAATCTTTCTGTGAGTCCTGAGTCTTCTAGTTTAACAAATGTTCATTGGCACAATGTTTTGTTTTTTTTATTTGATAAATGTTTTAGAGAGTATTCTAAGTTTCACTCTAATAACTCAAACGAAAAATTTTTTGATGAAATAAGAGACATAGGTATTTTAAAATATAATGAGGGTGGTTTTTTTAAATGGCACGTAGATCATTGTCTTAATTTTCCTAGAACACTAAGTGCAATTTATTTATTAAACGATGATTACGAGGGTGGAGAACTTTTATTTAGAAGCCCCAATGGTTCTGATGAATTTCAAATACCAATGGGACCAAATAAAATAATTGTTTGGCCAAGTAATTTTTTATTTCAACATACAGTTCTTCCTGTAAAAAAAGGAATTAGATATTCGGTGGTATCATGGGCGTTATAGGAAAAGATTTTAAATTTAAAAAGATTGAAAATTTTTTAAATAAATCAGAAACAAATATTTTAAGAGATTATACAATTATGAAACACAGAACAAACATAACAAGTTTTGATAGTTCTAGTAACGTGCTCGATACAAAATTTTATGGTGATCCAGTTATGGAATCTCTTTTATTAAATAAACAAAAATTAATGGAGAAAGAAACTGGTATGAAACTTTTACCAACCTACGCCTTTTGGAGAATGTATACGTATCTAGCTGAGTTAAAAAAACATAAAGATAGGCCAGCATGTGAAATTAGTGTAACTGTTATGTTAGGATCAGATGGTGATTGCGACTGGCCGATATTTATGGACAATGTAAAAGTTGATTTAAAACCTGGAGATGGTGTGGTTTATTTAGGATGTGAATTAAAACATTGGAGAGAAACATTTAAAGGAGATTGGCAATCACAAGTTTTTATGCATTATGTAAATAAAAATGGAAAACATAAAGATTGGTACAAAGATAAGAGACCAATGTTTGGAATATTAAATAATGATATTTGGTTAGGGAAACAAAAATGATATTTAAACAATATGATGACGGAACTTGTGATATAGTTTTTTCAGATGAAGAAATAAAAACAATATCTAATAATAAAAAAATTCATCTATCAGATGAGGCTCTTAGACATTTTGGAAATAACCTGGTTAAGGTTGTTTCTGATTGGAATGTCAAATTTAACGATAAGATTAAAGATCTTCAATCAATAGAAAATGAAGAAATTGTAACAGAAAAAGACAAATAACTATCTATTTGTTAAGAAAAAAATCTGTGTTATAGTGTATTATGTTGCAAAAAATTGGATTTCAACCGGGTATAAATAAACAAATATCAGAGACTGGTGCTGAGGGTCAGTGGATAGATTGCGATAATGTCAGATTTCGTTATGGTATTCCAGAAAAAATAGGTGGTTGGAAGCAATTAGGGACTGAGGAACTAACAGGTGCTACCAGAGGACTACATCATTTTGTGAACAGTCTGGGTAGAAAGTATGCGATCATCGGCACAAATAGAATTTTATACGCTTTTTCTGGTGGTATATTTTATGACATACATCCTATTAAAACAACAACTACACTTACAAATGCGTTCAGCACAAGTAATGGATCACCCACTGTTACAATAACATTTCCTAGCGCACATAATATAGGTGAGGGTGATATAATATTATTAGATAATTTTAGCACTATTACTAATTCTAATTTTAGTGCTTCTGATTTTGACGATAAAAAATTTATGGTAACAAGCGTTCCCTCTACTGTAACTTTAACAATTACAATGCCATCAAACGAATCTGGAAGTGGTGCCACTACCTCTGGTGGTATTAGAGTTCAACATTATTTTCCTGTCGGACCAGCAGTGCAGGCAAAAGGTTTTGGTTACGGATTAGGTTCTTGGGGAGGTGAAGCAGCCGGAGCTGTTACCACAACTCTAAACGGAGCATTACTAGATGACACGGCAGGAACAGGTGGATCTGGAACATCTATTGTTTTAACAGATGCTTCACAGTTTCCAAGCACAGGAACTAATTTTATTCAAGTAGGAAATGAGGAGATATCCTATACAGGTGTTACAGGAAATACTTTAACAGGTATTACAAGGGCTGTAAGAAATTCTACTAGATCAGCACACTCTGATGGTGCCACTGTTAAAAACAGCACCGATTACGTAGCGTGGGGTGAGGCAGCATCTGGTGACTTAGTTATCGAACCTGGTATGTGGTCCATAGATAATTTTGGAGACAAGGCTATTTGTCTTATTCACAATAGTAGTGTTTTTTCTTGGGACTCATCTTTAACAAACGCAACAACCACAAGAGCAGCTATTATAACTGGAGCCCCAACCGCATCAAGACATATGGTTGTATCTACACCAGATAGACACTTAGTATTTTATGGAACAGAGACAACTATTGGAGATACAACAACGCAAGATGATATGTTTATTAGATTCTCTGATCAGGAGGATATAAATACGTACACACCTACAGCGACTAATACAGCTGGCACACAGAGATTGGCCGACGGATCACGGATCATTGGAGCGATTCGTGGTAGGGATGCACTTTATATTTGGACCGACACGTCTTTGTTTACACAACGTTTTGTGGGTCAACCTTTTACATTTGCCTTTTCACAAGTAGGAACTAATTGTGGACTCGTAGGACAGAATGCATGTGTGGAAGTTGACGGTGCAGCTTATTGGTTATCCGAAAATGGTTTCTTTAGATACGCTGGTAAATTAGAATCACTACCATGTTTAGTGGAGGATCACGTTTACAATGATATAAATATTGAGTCTGGTAATCAAATGATATCAGCAGGATTAAATAATCTGTTTGGAGAGGTTATCTGGTTTTATCCTACATCTACATCATCTGTTGTAAATAGAATGGTGGCTTATAATTATTTTGATTCTTCACCACAAAGGCCAGTATGGACTGTGGGTACATTGTCTAGAACAATGTGGCAAGATTCTGCTGTATTTGGTAGCCCACATGCAACTGAGTATGACGCAGATACAGATAATTCTTTTGATGTAATTGGTAATACAGAAGGTAAAACAACTTATTATGAACATGAGATAGGAACAGATCAAAATAAAAATGGAGTAATCACAGCTGTCACAGCAAACATCTCCTCTGGAGATTATGATATAAGTCAAAGAAGAAGTGCTTTAGGTCAAACAACAGGTGTGGCAGATCTTAGAGGAGACGGTGAATTTATAATGAAAATAAGACGATTTGTTCCTGATTTTATATCACAGACAGGAACAACAAGAGTTACATTACAATTAAAAAACTATTCTAATAGTGCACAGGCAAGCTCACCACTTGGACCATTTGATATTACATCAAGTACGACTAAAATAGATACAAGAGCTAGAGCTAGAGCTGTAGCCTTAAAGATAGAAAACACAGGGGCTAGTCAAAGTTGGAAGTTAGGAACTTTTAGATTAGACATACAACCAGATGGACGTAGATAATGGCAAAGATATCACAAGTATTGACAAGACCTTCACCAGAATACGATCTGCCTACAGCAGAGGCACAGGTCAGAGATCTTGATGCTGTTGTAGAAAAATTAAATACGACGTTTCAAGAAGAATTAAAAGACGAGGTAGAAGCACAAAGCTTCTTTTTAAATTAATGGCAAATAGTTTTATAAATAAAAAGGCAGATCTGACAACAACAGACTTAACCACACTGTACACGGTGCCTGATTTTAAGACTGCTGTTGTAAAATCTCTTATAGTGTCAGAGGACGCTGGATCAGGAACCACGATAACTATAACTCTAGTTAATTCAAGCAGTGCTATATTTAATGTATATAAGGATAAAGCTGTTGGATCAAAAGAAACTTTAGAATTATTAACTCAACCACTAGTTATGGAAGAGGGTGAGATACTTAAAGTGCAGGCAGCTCAAGCAAACGAGCTGCATGTTATAGCTTCTATACTAGAAATACAGCCAAGAGAGGTAACAACATAATGATTGAAATACAACCAGATAAGATAATAGAAAAGATAACTAATAAGAAAACAGGAGAAAAATACAAAAACGACCAAGAATGGAAAGATAAGGGTATATCACCAGATGACATCAGAAGAGACGTAACTGTGATAATGCCAAGTCTTGATTTATTTGGTGAAACAAAATAGAATAGTACGATGGCAATAACTAGAGCACAACAAGCAAAACAGATGTTACAAGAAGGAGGACGTATAGGACTCAAAGCAGGAGCACAATTTGATACGTCGTTAGGAGGTGGAGCTATATCACCCGGAACGGATATATCTGGACGATTTAGAGGTGGAGATAGTGGTGGAAATAGAGGCGGAAACAAATCAAAAACTAAAACAATAAAAACAAAAAAGGATATTAAAACACCATCTGATTTTACAAAATTTGATTTAAAAGATCTAGTAAATTTAAAATTAATGGAGGAAGAGGATGAGAATATGAAACTAGCCAAAACATATTCTACAGAAGATATAGAAAAATTATTAGGTATAAAAGATCAAAAAACTGCAGAAAAATTTGTTGAAGATCCAATAATTGGTGGTCCTGAATTTATTGGTGATAAAAGCCAAGCAAATATCATGGAAAAATTTAGAGAAAATTTATTAGAACAAGAAACAAAATTTCCAGGAAAAGACTTTGATGCTCAAAGATCAGCTGCACAAACACTTGGAATTAGTCCAACAAACAGAAGTTTAATTCCATCAGATTTTTTAGATAAACCCGGAGAAGCTGCAACACAAATGCCTTTCAGCACCATAGCTGAAGAAATAGAGGAAAGATATCCCATGGCAGAAGGCGGTATCATGGGTGGTTTAGCCGATGGTCAGATAGATGAGATGGGTAGACAGATGTATGGTCTGGGTAAACTTGTTAAAAAATTTACACGTGCAGTTAAAAAAGTTGTAAAGTCACCGATAGGTAAAGCTGCATTGTTATATACAGGTGCAGGTGCACTTGGTAATTTAGCAGGTGGATCTGGTTTAGCAGGTATGTTTAGAGGTTTTACAAGTCCATCTTCTTTTCTTGGTGGTGCTAGTAATATATTTAAATCAGGTGGTTTAAAAAATATTTTTCTTGGAGCGGAAGGGGTGCCTCAATTAGGTATTAAGGGATCTTCAGGTCTACTAGGTTTTGGTGGTAAATTAAGTCCATTAAAAGCAATTACAGCAGCATCAACAGTGGTAGGAGCACTGACACCAGAACAAGAACAAGAAGCACAAAGAGTAGCTGATGAGACTGGTATAGATATAGCAGAGATAAGAGCTAATCCTGAAAAATATTTAGCACCTAGATTTAGAGCAGGTGGTGGCCTAATGAGATTAGGTTATCAAGAGGGTGGAGATGCAGAACCAGTAGCTAAAAAGACTATGCCACTAATAGATATGGATGGTAAAGAAAAAGATTACAGAGAGACAGGTGGTTTTGTAGACATGGGTAGAATGGAGAAGGCTGACGATGTGCCTGCCAGACTATCCAAGAATGAATTTGTATTTACAGCTGACGCTGTAAGAAATGCTGGTGAAGGAGATATAGACAAGGGGGCAGAAGTCATGTATAACATGATGAAGAACCTCGAGGCCGGAGGTGAAGTATCTGAGGAATCGCAAGGCTTAGAAGGCGCAAGAAGAATGTTTCAAACATCACAAAGATTAGAGGAAGTATTATAATGGCTGTTCAAACCGTACAAAATGTACCTGCACAATTCGTACAAGATCTGGGTCAAGACTTAGCAAAACAGATAACGGCACAATCGGGTGTACCTGTAGTAACAACTGGTATTGCTGGTATCTCGCAACAACCTGGTGAATCTGCTGCAGATTTTGCAGCTAGACAAAGTGCAGCTCAAGCATTTACAACTAGACAACAGAATCTATCAGGACTCGCACCACAGGTAGCACAGCAAGATCAATTACAACAACAAGCACAACAAAGAGCAATATCAGGTTTAGGATCTTTTGAACCATTTTTACAGACGGCACAGGCACAGGCAGGACTAGCCTCTGGATTAGGAACCGCGGCTCTTGGACAATTAGCAGGAGTCGGAACAGGTGCACAGGCTTTTCAACAGGACGTATCACAATTTATGTCCCCTTTTCAACAACAGGTTATTGATGCATCATTAGCAGAGTTTGATCGTAACAAAGCAATACAAGAACAAAGTATAAGAGATCAA